CGAGAGAAAAAGCTCAAGAAGTTCGCGGATGGCGGGCTTGTACACGGCGACCGTTACTACGGGAAGAAGCCTCGGTGAGTTTGGTTGCTTATCAGCCGCCCCGCGACGTCGCACGGTCATTTCACGCTGACAACTCGTTTGTCAGGGGGCTAATGGGGCCCGTAGGTTCAGGCAAAAGCTCGTCCTGCTGTGTCGAGATCCTGACGCGCGCCCTCGAACAAAAGCCCGGCCCTGATGGACGTAGAAGTTCTCGCTGGGCAATTCTGAGGTCGACGTACCCAGAACTGAAAAGCACGACGATCAAGACGTGGACCGACTGGTTTGGCCCGATCTGCACAATGAAGTGGGACAGCCCCATTACATCGACCATATCAATCGCTGATATCGGAGACGGAACAGGTCTCGATGTCGAGGTGATGTTTCTGGCAATGGACCGACCTGACGACGCCGGCAAGATGCGATCGTTGGAGTTGACCGGCGCGTGGATGAACGAGGCGGGGCTGATGGAAAAGGCGGTGCTGGACATGCTGACCCAGCGTGTTGGCCGCTTCCCCGCGTTAAGAAACGGTGGACCGACGTGGACCGGCGTCATTCTGGACACCAACCCACCCGATGACGACAGCTGGTGGTACAAGCTGTTCGAGGAAGACAGGCCCAAAAGCTACAAACTCTTCAAGCAGCCCGGCGGACTGTTCTTCGATGCCGACGATGAAAGCCCGACCTTTGGTGAGTACCTGCCTAACTCGAAGGCAGAGAACGCTCACAACCTGCCCGGCGGCTTCCAGTACTACCTAAGACAGGTGGCAGGGAAAACAGAGGACTGGATTCGGGTCTTTCTGTGCGGGACGTATGGAACGACGATGGACGGCAAGCCCGTCTATCCGGAATGGAAGGAGGACTTCCACTTCTCTAAGGCCCCTCTGGAGCCCATTAGAGGCCTGCCGATCGTCCTGTCGTTCGACTTCGGTCTTACCCCCGCTTGTACCTTTCTGCAGATGTCTCCGAGAGGACAGCTGTTGGTTCTGAACGAACTGGTCTCTGAGGATATGGGTATCCGCCAGTTCTACTCAGAAGTCGTCGTTCCTGAAATTCAGGCCAACTATTCCGGATTTCGCATAGAGGCTTGTGGCGATCCGGCGGGAACGATCAGATCCCAAACGAACGAAAAGACCTGCATGCAGGAGTTGATGGAGATGGGGATGCTTTGCGAACCCGCAGTCACCAACGAGTTCGTTGCCAGACGTGAATCCGTTGCGTTCTTTTTGCAAAGGGCAGCCGGCGGCGAGCCGGGCTTCTTGCTCGATGAGAAGTGTCGAATGCTCCGTAAGGGATTCAACGGCGGCTATAGGTACGAACGCATCCGAGCGTCTGGGGCTACAAAGTTCAAAGACCGACCCGTTAAAGACAAATTCAGTCACGTCCACGACGCCCTTCAATACGGGTGTCTGCAAATGCGAGCCGAGATGAATCCCGTTCGCGCCCAACCCATCCAAAAGAAACGCGCCGCTTGGGCGTAAGGGAACATAAATGTTACAGACCAGTCTTGGAAGGCCGCCGCAGGCTATGGATGTCCCGGCCGAGATCATCGGCTCCCTATCCGGTTACATCCGGAAGTGCTGGGATGAAGCTAAGACTGCAAAGCAGGTTTTAACGGAGAGGCTGCTTCGTTGTGAACGGCAACGTCGCGGTGAGTACGACCCCGATAAACGAATGGAAATCTCGGAGCAGGGCGGCACCGACATTTTCATGATGCTGACCGACGTTAAATGCCGCGCAGCTGAAAGCTGGATCAAAGATGTGATGCTGTCATCTGACCGCACGTGGTCGCTGACTCCCACTACCGAGCCCTCTGTACCTCCTGAATTCAGAGAGGGAATCATCCAGACGGTGGTACGTGAGGCGATGGAAGTTCAGTCGCAGGGCATGACCGTGAATCCGGGCGTCATCGAGCTTCGAATGGACGAAGTCTATGCAGACGTAACGAAGAAGCTGTCAGAGCAGACCCGTGAGGCAACCAGCCGAATGATCAACCGGATGGACGACATCTTGGAAGAGTCTGGCTGGGCGAAGGTCATATCCGAACTGATATACGACTTCACGACCTACCCGTTCTCTATCCTAAAGGGCCCGATCGTTCGGCGTCGTCGCCAGCTGAAGTGGTCGAAGAACTTCAAGCCAGTTGTAGATGAAGTGGTGGCGCTGGACTTTGAGCGCATCAACCCATACGACGCTTTCTGGAGCCCGAACGCCACAAACCCCCAAGAGGGCTACTTTATCGAGCGGATCAAGATGACCCGCGCCGCACTGGCAGCAATGATCGACATGCCGGGCGTCAATAACAGCGAAGTCGAGTCGGCAATCGACGCCTATGGCCGTGGCGGACTACGTGAGTACCTGTTTAGCGATGTTGAACAGACGATGCTCAAAGGCCGCTCTTCGTACGCCAACTCATCCAGCGACCTCATTGAAGGCATCAACTTCTGGGGATCTGTTTCCGGCTCGATGCTCCGCGAGTGGGGCATGAAAGACGTCGAGCCGTATCGAGAGTACGAAGTCAATGCGTGGATGTTCGGTCCTCACGTCATCCTCTGCAGGCTCAATCAAGATCCTCTTGGCCGCCGTCCGTACTCCAAAGAGTGCTGGGAGACGATTCCGGGAGCTTTTGCCGGTAAGGCACTTCCAGAACTGATGCGCGACATCCAGTCGATGTGCAATGCAGCTGCACGCGCACTGGCAAACAACATGAGTCTTGCATCCGGCCCGCAAGCCGAGATCAGCGTCGACCGTCTCGCAAAGGGACAGCAGATCACCGAGATGGTCCCGTGGCAGATATGGCAGACCACTGCAGACCGCTCTGGGTCTGGTCAGCCCGCAGTCCGTTTCTGGCAGCCGAACATGAACGCCGAGCCTCTGCTGAACGTCTACACCTACTTCCAGAAAGTTGCTGACGAAGTCACTGGCGTACCGAACTACGTCTACGGATCATCTGCCGTCAGCGGGGCAGGGCGCACGGCTTCCGGGCTAAGTATGTTGATGGAAAACGCGGCCAAAGGTATCAAGTCAGCGATTCTTGCTTTGGACGGTGGCATCACTGAAACGCTCACACGCTTGTACAACCACCTAATGATTTACGACAAAGACCCGTCTATCAAGTCAGATGCGCAGATCGTCGCAACTGGCGTGGTTGCAACGCTAATGAAGGATCAAATTCATGCTAGACGTACTGAATTCCTCGCCTCTGTGTTGAACCCGATTGACTCGCAGATTGTCACGCCCGACCGCAGGGCTTACTTGCTGAGAGAGCAGGCGAAGACACTCAATGTTGATGTCGACAAAGTGGTGCCAGAGCCAGAGGAACTTAGGCGTCAGATGCAAGCCGCTGTAGAGCAGCAGGCTCAGATGCCGCAACAAGAAGGGGCTCCAGAGTGAGTGCAATCGGAATTCTGGGTGGGTTGGCTGCAGCTGGCGCTGCCTATAAAGAGGGCAAGCGCAATCGTGAGCGCGAAGCTCGCCAGAAGAAGTACGACGATCTAAGCACCGAACTGACGATGGCTCGGCTTGAACAGGTGCGCGGCGGATCTAAGCCGAAGACAGTAACTCCCGACGCGGGCCCTGAACTGCTGAACTCCGTTACTGACGAAAGCCCGCAACTCCTTAACTCAGTGCCGGAAGAGAAAATGGCCTACGGCGGCGTTGTTGGTTACGCCAATGGTGGATATGTCGGGAACGTGATGGATTGCTCTGACAGCAGCTGGCAGCGACAGTCATTCAAGAAGTGAGATTCGACGAAGCGGTTCGTAGGCTTCGCGGAAACAGCGACTACGAAGAAGTTTTGAAGAGGCTGAATGAGTTGCTTCAGTCTCGGACAGAGGAATTGGTCTACAGGCAGGACACCGTTGGAACGCACCGACTGCAGGGTTGCGTTGCCACGCTGACTGAAATCCTGAAAGACCTCGCTCCGTAACGGAGCAGCCGAGAAAACACGAGGGCGCTCGCTTTCTCGGTGACTTTACGCAACCACAGTGAATACCTGTAGGCATAGATCAAACACCCAATATGGGCTTGATCGAACCCAAACGGCTCACGGAGAGATTTGATGCTGCCTCAAGCAGTTGAAGAACAAGCACGCCGTGCGGAAGACCTGCACCGCCAGATTTACGGGAATACCGATCAACCGGCTCCCGAAGTAGAAAAGGCTCCCGAGCCCGTTGAAGCTCCTAAGGAACAGGCAGCGCCTGAACCGGATGACGCTTCGTTCAAACGGAAATGGGAAGTTCTTTCGGGGAAGTACTCAGCTGAAGTCCCGCGACTGGCAGCAGAGATACGTGAACTGAAAGAGAAGCTTGCACTTGCTGAGTCTCAAGCGAGCGCTCCCGTCTCGAAACCCTCGAAGCTAAAGCCAGAGGAAATTACAGAGTACGGCGAGGAGTTCACTGACTTCGTAAAGCGGGCCGCTGCTGAAGTTGTTCCCGAAGACGTTGGGAACATCAAAGCACAGGTCGACCAGCTGCGCGAAGAGACCGCACGAATCAAGCGAGACCGATTCTACGGAGAACTGGCAGCGAGGGCTCCACATTGGGAGCAAACCAACGAGAACAAAGAGTTCCTCACGTGGCTCTCCGGCATCGACCCGTTTAGCGGGCGAGTGCGTCAGGAGGTCTTCGATGACGCAGTGAACTCGAACGACTCGTGGCGCGTAGCGAATTTCTTCAATGCGTTTGGCGGCGAACAAAAGGCCGATCCAGCAGACGCTAATTCTTTGGAACTTCAGGTCGAGCCGCAGACCACTCGTGTCAGCGCGCCACCGCCGGGGAAAAAGATTTGGACGACCGACGAAATCAATCAGTTCTTCGCTGATCGACGTCGTGGTTCCTACTCAGCAGCAGAAGCGGATCGGATTGACCAAGAAATTTTCGCCGCAGGTCGCGAGGGTCGAATCCGTCAACGGTAGCCCCGCCAGTGCGGCATGAAAGGTAAATCATGTCCGTATCAGTAGCAGCAGGTCAAAACTATTACGGGACCGGCAACGGTCTCGACAACTACGCTGGCAAGTTCATCCCCGAGATTTGGTCGGGCAAGCTCCAGCAGAAGTTCTATGACAGCACCGTTCTGTCTGCGATCGCCAATACCGACTGGGAAGGCGAGATCAAAGATCAGGGCGACAAAGTCAAGATCCGTACCGTTCCTTCGATCACGATCAACGACTACACCAAAGGTCTGGCGCTGACGAGCGAAGTTCCTGCGACCTCGGTTGTGGAACTGAACATCGACAAAGGCCACTACTTCTCGGTGGTTGCTGACGACATCGACAAGACCCAAGCAGACCTGCGTCTGATGGACATCTTCTCGAACGATGCCGCACAGCAGATGAAGATCAAGATCGACACCAATGTGCTGGCTGGCATTGTTGGTGGCGCTGACGCCGCAAACCGTGGCACCTCGAAGGCTTCGCCTCTGGGTGGTCGTATCGATCAGAACCTGCCTCTGGGCTTCTACAACGCCACTGGCGCGAGCGCTATTGCTCTGGCAATCGACCCGGCCGCTTCGGCTGGTGCCGGCGCAACCAGCACCAAGCGTACCCCTCTCGATCACCTGCTTGACCTCGGTCAGGCGATGGACGAGCAGAACCTGCCGGAGTCCGGTCGGTTCGTGGTTGTGCCTGCTTGGTTCGCAGCGATGCTCAAGAAGGGCGACCTGAAGAACGTGTACGTGTCTGGTGACGCAACCTCGATCGCTCGCAACGGTCAGGTTGGCACCATCGACCGCTTCACGGTCTATGTGTCGAACCTGCTGCCGAAGGTGACTGGCACCACCGACACCAATGGTGGCACCGCCAAGACCGGCTACAGCATCTTCGCTGGCGTCAAAGAAGGCCTGACCTTCGCTTCGCAGGTCACCAAAGTCGAGACCCTGCGCTCGCAAGCGACCTTTGGCGACATCATGCGCGGCCTGAACGTCTACGGCTACAAAGTCGTGACGCCGAAGGCGCTCGTTGAGAGTCTCGTTAGCAAGTGATGACGTAACGGAGGGGGCTTAGGCCCTCTCCGGCTCTTAGTGAGGTAACGAATGGCCCTGACAGCATCCGATGTTCTGACCCGAGCGGCAGACATCATTCAAGACCAAACCAATGTTCGGTGGCCGCAAGATGAGTTGCTGCGCTATCTGAACGACGCACGGCGCGAGATTTCTATTGCCCGTCCCGACCTGTATGCGACGACCTCGACGGTCACGCTGACTGCCGGTGGCACCCGCTACGCGCTGCCGACTGACGGTGTTCGACTGATCGACGTGACGCGAAACATGCCTGCTGGTACGCCCGGCAAAGCGATTCGGGTTGTCGAGCGCGAGATTCTCGACGCGCAAAAGCCCGACTGGCATACCGAGACGGCTTCGGCAATCATCAAGCACTTCATGTACGACGAGCGCAACCCGCGCCAGTATTACGTGTACCCGCCCGCAACTGCAGGCCACCAGATCGAAATCGTCTACGGGCAAACGCCTACCGACATCACGACTGGCAGCATCTCTTCGACGCAGCTGACTCAAGAGGACATTTACACCGGAGCGATCGTTGACTACGTTTGCTATCGGGCGTTCTCCAAAGACAGCGAGTACGCTGGTAATGCACAGCGCGCTCAAGCGCACTACACGCAGTTCATGAACGCTCTTGGTCTGGGCAATAAGGTCAACCAGATCACCAGCCCGAACACTGCGAACATCGGCGGCCGTCCGCCGCGTGCTGCGGCTGCTGGCTGATGCTGTACTCGGCGTTAGTCCCTGAAATCCTTCCCGAAGTCATCGGTTGCCCCGACACGACTATCGAGAGGGCTGTCAGGGACGCTTCGATTGAGTTCTGCGATAACGCGCTGGTATATACCGTCGATCAAGACCCCGTAAGCATCACTAAGGGGCTGACAGAGGTGGATCTGGACATCCCAACTGGAACCAGACTTGTACAAGTCCTGCGGGCTATGTTGGGCCAGAACCAGATGGACCGAATGTCCCGAGAAGA